ACCATCACCAGTGATTTTAGCCATATTGGTAAAGATTGCATTAGAATGACTGTGTAGTTCTATTAATTTTCCATTACGAGAACGATAGGATACTTTGCCCCTAGCCACAATAATGTTAACTCTCATACCATCCAACTTCTCTTGAGCATATGCTGGAAACTTAATTCTATCTAGATTCTTCTTTGTATATGAATTTGCCAACATACAAGGAAATGATGGAATCAATCCTGGGATAACTTTATTAACTGTCTTAGCATTCACACCAACACGTAAGTCTTTCTTAATCACACGTTTAATCACTTCGGCCTCATCTTCTGATAACCCAGACAACATATCTTTGACAAGGTTAAGAGCAGCGTGTCCTGTAACGTGTCGTTCAGATAGTCTTCTCAACAATGCAAAAGACTCATCTATCCAAAGGTCTGGGGTAGTATAAGGTGTGTAATCAGGTATCTTGTACATATAATATTGCACATAGGGATTCAAAGCACCATCTAAAACTTCAAGAAAGTCTTTATCAGTTCTGTACTTTTCTATTACTGCCTCTTTGTGGAGTCTTGATTTAGACTCCCCTATCTCATCTAAAATATTTAACACTGTTTTTCTCATTAAAAATCTCCTATACTTTCTGCTAATAATCTCATTCTGTGTTTCATGAAATACTTCATCAATTTAGAACGTTTACCATCAATTGGTTTATCATACTCCAGAAGCACAGATTCAACTATATCTTCTGGTATTCTATCGAGGTCTACTAGTCTAGAGTTTCTCTCCCAACGTTCACCCATTTCTGCCGTTTCACAAATCTCTTCTGGTTTCTGTGTTAACCAAATATCCAATTTCTTCTGACTGATAGGTCTTTGTCGAATACCATCAACAAGGTCTTTATCAGCAGATAAGAAGTTTGGTATACCATCACCACGGTCACCTCTAATGATATGTTCTGTCTTATATGCAATTGGATTAACGTGTCTAACCATCTTCTTCTGCATTGGACTATACTGTTTTACACCTCTATATTTGTGTAGTTGTATAAAGTCTTTATCAGCAGAGATTATCATCACTGGTTCTTCAGCGTGTTTGTATTTGGCAATGATACCAATTACATCATCTGCTTCTGCACCACCAATCTCAATCATACGATATGGAAAAGTCTCTCTAATTTCATTCTTCAATTTATCTAAAATTTTAAATATAGCATTCCAATCATATTTTGATTCATCTCTTGCCTTCTTACGAAGTGCTTTATACTGAGGGAATACGTCACGTCTCCAATAATGTCTAGAGTCACAAGCAATCACTAACTCACCATACTTAGAACTATACATCGACCTAAAATTTCTTAACGAGTTCAACACCATGTGTCGTAACATATTTTCATCAATATCTGATTGTGTCTTAGCGTGTACCATCAAATTCGAAATCGTCACTTGTGACCAATCTACTAAAATCATAACGACCCCACTTCCTGAATATATTGTTCAGTCATATCTACCTTTCTCCATTTTCTAATTTGCTTGGTAAGTTCTTTACCCTCAGCAACCACCTTATCAAGTTCATCTTTACATAATGAATAGATAGGCATCTTAATCAAAATCTCGATAGTCTCTTTATCAAAGTATTTAGACAACATTGTACGAATTTTAGCCTTTGTCTTTCCTTTGAATTTGAGTGTACTATCAAGAACCATTTTAATGAATTCAATCTTCGCTCTAAGTAGGTCTAATCTAACTTGACCATTAGCAATCAATAAGTCATAACGATCTTTATATTTGCTAATACGATAGTCTACGAAATCTTTAATAATTTCATTCACGTTTTTATATACTTGCAGTTGACCATTTTGATCAATCACTGTTAAGTTTTCTTTCAAGTTTTTCTTCAACTTGAACATACGAATCAATTGTGCTTCTGACAATGTTGTTGCTCTACGAAGTTGTATCGTAAATTTAAATCCAGACTTATTACATTTGTCAGTATAAGAAACAATCTTACCATCCTGCTCAAGTTTATCTAAAACTTGTACATATGTCTCACGTGTGTATCCTATAGGAACTTCAGTGATATTCATTTTAGTTTTAGTTGGATTATCAAATTTCCCTTCACAATACCAAGTACCATTCTCATCCCGTGCAATGTTACCACTGAAGTGTGGGAAGTGAGGCTTGACTATTTTCTTATCAATACTCTTTCCATTTGCATAATCAACACACATCTTTTGCAAGGACTTTGGATGTCTTGGTAATATATCAGTTGCAAAACCAACTGCAATACCTTTGACACCATTTACCAATACCCAAGGAATTACAGGCAAGTAAAATGCTGGTTCTGGATCTTCTGGATCCACTGATTGTTCTGCTACTTCAGTATCGATAAAATACTTCTCGAAGTTCTTACCAAGTTTCACATACGTGTATCTTGGAGCTGCTGCCTCAGGAACAAGTCTAGAACCAAATGAACCCTCACCATCTAGTAGTGGTGCGTTGTTAGCAAATGGTTGAACCATTTTAATGATTGCCTCATTGAGTGAAGCATCACCGTGATGGTAATTTCCTTGTGATATAGTGTTACCTGATAAGGATGCAGTTTTGATTTTCTTCTTTGCAGTCTTTATAGCTGTGTACAAAATCTTCCTTTGGGAGGGTTTCATACCATCAATCAGATGTGGTATAGCGCGACTATAAAGAACATACTTTGAGTAGTCTTTATACTCATTATTAATATACTCTGTTACTGTACTCATTATTTAATATCCAATAATCCTAATAACCATATTATACACTAAAACCTGTTACTTGTCAAGCGTTATTACGTTCTTTATTTGCATTCTGTTTTATCTGAGAACATAACAACTCGTACTTATCTTTGAGTGTATTTAACTCAATTTTTAAAAGAATGTTCTCTTCCACTATCTTGTTAACATTGGGTCTTAATTTCATTTTGACATCCTCGCCATTTATTATTTCTTGGAGTATTATTCATTAATTGAATGGTTCTTTGTTCGTACCATTCATATGGTTTAACTTTTCTATCATCCCAAACGTTCCCTGTAATGACTGGGAATTCGTGTTGTGAATGTCTGTGTTGGTAGGCGTTAGCCGCTAGACTAACCATCCCAACCATCAATATAATAACCTTATTCATAATACTTACTGTAACCTATTAAGTAGTTACTGTAATAATCCTTATCAATATTAGATTTATTATAACCCGAATTATATCTACTATACCCATAATTATTAAGGTTGTAGTTATTGTAACCAGAGTTATATCTATTATAACCAGAGTTATATCTATTACGACTATAGTTATTATTATCAAACTCATCTACAAAGTTCTCAGCCTCTTGGATGAACCATTGAGGTTCCATGAACGAATATGGATTAAATCCGAAGATTCCATTATTACTATTCCACCCACTACTGAAAAACCCTGCTGATGAAGTTCCCATCATTGTTGTTACCACAACTGCCATTATCATTTTTTTCATCTTACCATCGCTCCTAGACCTGCGTCTGTTATATCATTTCTAAGTTTACTACAACTAGGATAACCAGCTGCCACTTTATACCCTTCTTTATACATTTTATCACCTGTAAACATTGGCGCTCTGAGGTCGTGTAGTATCATTGCACGTGTTAGATACTGCATTCCTCTTCCTGTGAGACCTCTACAATGTTCAGAATAATATACTGCTGTGCCTAATGCAAACAATACATAAGTCCTATTCTGTATAGCCTCTTCGAAGTTGATTGCTTTAGCCATTGCCGAATTAACAAAAACCATCAACGTTAATATAATATATTTCATTTCACTTCTCCTTAACAAAAATTATTTACTCATTCTCTCTTTTGCAATCTTAAAATATTCTTCATCCATCTCCATACCAATGAAGTCAACCTTAAGGTTCTTGCAAGCGAGTCCCGTTGTACCACTCCCCATAAAGGGGTCTACTACAGTCACATTGTCAGGTAATGTTCCAATTATATTTTCCATTACCTCAATGGGCATTTGACAAGGATGTGCCGTCTTATCTTTTGACACATTCTTGACTTGATTGACATTCCACCAATCATATAATCTAGCCCTTTTACCCTGACTAATAAGTTTCTTTATTCTCTTATCAGTCGGATTCTTATAATCTTGTCCTCTCTTCTTAAAGTCTGGTGTCAAACCAAAGTAGGCAATATCCCTATGTTGTCTATGGTTATTAGAATTGTATACCCAAGAGATAACTTTCTCTGGAGCGACCTTAAGTTTTAAAGAGTATTTATACAAACTTTCGGGATAATGAATCATCACGTGTTTGTAGTTAGAGAATACGCTAATGAGAAAGTCATAATACTCTTCCTCTTTTAGTTTATCCTTATAAGTGTGATAG